TAAAGCGCGGTATGACAGAAAATGCGTTAGCCTGCCGCTGGGCTTCCGGTAGAATACCTTTCGGTTACACCATTGATGCCGATAAACATCTTCATCCGGACCCCGCGTTAGTACCTATCGTTCAAGAAGCTTTTGAAATGTACGCCGCCGGGGCTAAAATAGTCGATATCGCAAGAAAAATCAACAGTTATCATGTCGTCACTGGTATGGGTAATAAATTCGGTCGTTCCAGCTTTGACCGGATGATAAGATCAGAAACTTATATCGGTGTATTTAAGTGGAACGATATCAGAAAAGAAAATGCTATACCGCCAATTATCACGCCAGAACTTTTTTATAAATGCCAGGCTAGATATAATGCCCGCAACAGAAAAAATGTGGCTCGCCCCTCGGCTATTTACCTTTTGTCAGGAAAACTACGCTGTGGATGCTGCGGTGGAAGCATGTGTGGCATGAGTGGCAAAAGCAGAAACGGTACTATGCATTATTATTATTCTTGTTATTCAACTCGCCGCCGGACTTCCCATTGTGATATAGGAAATATACGTCGTGATGAAATTGAACATATTATTGCAGCACACGCCGCTTCCATTTTGAAAAAACCAATAAATTTAGACATTATTGCTAATCAAGCTTTAAAAACTAATAACAGCGTAAAAAACTATCGTTTAGAAAGCCTGATTCAACAAGAAAAAGACCTTACCCAGAAACTAGAAAACTGCATGAAGGCTATTGATCAAGGTTTGGTATCTATTACTTTAATGGATCGGATCAAACAATATGAAGCTGACTTACAATCAGTCAAAAATGATATCTCTCTTGAAAAAATAAAATCTAATCCAATCCAAGTTACCAAAGAACATATTATTTTCTTTTTAGAAAAATTTGCACTCCTAGAAGGTGAAAAATTTAAGGATCGTATCATTTCCACAATGGTAAGAGATATCGTAATAAAAAAAGAAAAAGACGGCAACTATTTAGTCACCGTCCAATATAATTATGCGAATTCCAAAGAACTTCCTAACGAAGAAAGCTATTCTGTTCCTGAATCTATTGGTTCGCAAGATGTTGAGTTGGTTGACAATAGCGGAGTCGTTACGAACAGACTGAGGTTTTACCCGTATTATTTTGAAGAAACTTTTATTTTTACACAAGCAAGCTAATAAAAAATAGATAGGCAAAAGCCTATCTATTTTTTATTTATCTTCTCTTTTCATCTGAGCAAGCCAGATATCAAATACCTTTCCTTCCGGAGCATCAGGATCATGCATATAAGCCTTTGCCATTTTTACATAGGTACTTGCTTCACTGCCCAGAACATCAGAGAAATCACTGTAAAGCATATTCATAGTATAATAAAAGTCAGCTTTCTCCTTTATACCATTCTGTTCTGCCAAAGGATTGGTTTTTTCCATTGACCAATGCTCACCAGTTGTCCCGTCTACATTACGCATTGCAGAAACGGCTTTTTTCGCCAGTTCTTCATCAAAATGCGGACCATAGGCCAGGCAGTGTACCTTATACATAGCACAGTAAAATTCTTCCGGGCAATGTCTACGAATTTTCTCCATTGTTTCGCTTACTATATTTTTCAGCTCTTTTTCCTTCGTTTCATTCCCGACGATTTTTTCAAAGTATTCCAGATACTTATGCATAGTCTTTCACCGCCTACGCCACTTTTATGATCGTAATGCTGGCATTATTTACTGTCGCTGCCGCACTTGATTGAACCTGCAGTACGGTAGTATTATCTATTGCATAGCAGGAAGGGAGTTCTTTAACTAACGTGCTAAAACTGATATTATAAATATCTGCCGCCGCACCTGTAATAGTAGCCTCAGCACCCGGAACAGCAGTGCCGTTGCTAATTAACTGCAAGGTTATATCTCCTGCCGCTGCAGGTGTTACATTGCCATTGAATGTTACTAGATATAATCCATCAGAAGCAAGCGTTATGCTGTTGCTGCCAGCAACATGAACTACAGAACATCCGTTTCGTACACTATTGGTATTAAAATCTAAAAAGCCTTCTGCTACTACTGTTTGATCTGCTACTGTTACCGCGGTCAGCGCAGGCCTTTGATTGCAATTACATGCCATTTTTATCAGTTCCTTTCATCAATATAATCAAAGAGGACGGTTTGCACCGCCCTCTTTCTTTGGTGCAATTAATGCACTTTACTTAGCAGCCACAGCCGCAGTTATTGGCTGCAGTATAAGGGCTGCAGGTGATGTAAGCAGGTTGGGGAAACGGACGTAAAGTGCTGATAATATTAGCACTTTGAGCTTGCTGGCTCAGTTGGAAGTTTGCAGTTTGCAAATCTCTATCTCTGTCAGCCAGTTTATCCCGCAAATCCTGCATAGTGTTTGCATTGATCAGTGCGCGGGTAGCTTCGCCCTCTGCATGAATAGCATTGGTAATCTCGCAGGTATTACGATAATTTTCTGCACGTACTGCATCAATATTGCGATTAGTTTCACAGCAACATTGCTGTGCAGCAAAACGGTTTTCTGCAATAGCTGCACCGATAGTGCTAAAGCCATTAAGCATAGTCGTGTTCTGAGCATAGAACCCGTCACACAAACCGTTTTGAACACCACGGATACCATTCTTGATATCCTGGGCATCAAAGCCATTAGCCAGATCGGAACGTGTCAACGCACTTTCCAGTCCATTGTTACGATTATTACCCCATCCGCCCATCAAGGCAAACAGTACGATGATCCACATAAACCATGCGCCACCGCCATAACCAAAACCGTCACCGTAATTATTACGGTTTAAATCCATTACAGGTACTACGCCTGCTCCACCTTCCATAGTCATAATTGATTCACCTCATAAAATTTTATTTTAAAAATCTGACGCGCGCTATCAGATTCTTAGACCAAATTGGGAAAGAAGTTGATTCAGCTGTTGATCATCCATGCCTCTTTGTCTGGCCAGATTCCGTACGGTTTCCTGTAGCTGTTGCGGGTTTTTACCGCGCCCCATCTGCATGGCTCTTTGCATCAGCGGATCATTACCAAACATTTGCTGGAAGATTGCCATTGGGTTCGGACTGTTTTGTATTTGCCCGATCATCTGTATTAATTGCATTGGATTCATTATCTTTCTCCCCCTTCAAGTATCTTTCCAAAGATTCTACTTTCTGCTGCAGGGTTTCAACAGTATCCGCATCAGCATATCTTTTCGGAACATCCGGATTTTCTTTTGAAAGTCGATATGTCTGAACAATGGGCAGACCATTCATATTTATTGCTTTTGCATAAATACAATTATCTGCAGGACAGATAAAATACGTAAATGTTCCGTCTAAATCTATTTGAGCGGCTTTTACTTCATCAAAGCTCCCTACTGTCCGCCCTTTTAATACTGCAGGCATGGCTGGTGTGTTATACTGTGACTGCATCATATTTTGCTG